TATTCAGGCAGCACTACGAGGTTGACGTCGAGTCCAACAATCGCCTTCCCTTGAGACTGGATGCGATCGACCACTACACCAACGCGCTCATCGAAGGCCGGGCGGCCCTGCAGATCGATCCTTCTTGCCAGATGCTGATTCGTGCTTTGAAAGGAGGTTGGCGCTACTCTGCCGACTTGAAGCGCGAGACGCTCCGTGGGCATGATCCTGAGAAGAACCAGTACTCACACCCTGGTGACGCTTTCGGCTATTTGTGCAGGTTCTTCCATCGTGACCGTCAGCGTGAGGCGCGCTACCGTCTCCCGCAAGGATCACTTGCAGCCCGGCGTCAGGGCGCGCCATGGCAACGTCAGCCGGAGCGTAATAGTTACCATGTGAGGTAGGATGGCTGCGCAATGGCAAGTTACTGCCAGCGATCTGGATGCGTTGTTGCACGTAATGCCTGCCGATGGGAAGCACGAGTGTACGCCACTGTGCTGGTGCAAGCCTACGCTTGACGAGCAGTGCTGTAATGTCTGGGTGCACCATCGCCGCAAGAAGCCCTTATCCGAGAGACGGCAGTAATGGCAGTTCCGACGTTAGAGCCTCCGCTGAATACGGCCAAGGCCTATCCTGATCCGGCCCTCAAGCCGCCGGTGGTCCCGGTGCCGACGCCTGCACCCACCAAGGCACTCGATTTTACATCTGACCCTCCGGTTAAGAAGATTTCCCCCGAGGCACTTCGTACGCTGGGTACGCGCTTCAACCAGATGTTCATGCAGTACGTGAGCGATCGGCGCATCGTGGAGTTGCGCTGGTTGGCCAACCAGAGACAGTATCTGGGGCTCTACGACCCCGAGGTCGAGAAATCTTTCAGCCCGAACAGGAGCAAGGCATATCCAAAAATCACGAGGACCAAGTGCATCAGCGTGCTTGCCCGCATCATGAATCTCATGTTCCAGGGCAACGAGCGTAATTGGGAGCTTCATGCCGCGCCGTGGCCGGATATTACTGCACAGGAAGTGCGGGATGCGATCACGCTCGCGCAGGAGAAAGACTCCCAGGCTGGGGTGCAGAGCCCTGATCCGTCCGATGCCTTCGCCTTCAACAACTACGTGATGGAGGCACTCGATCGTTACGCGGACCTGCGTGCCGATAAGCTTGCCACGCTCATCGACGATCAGCTTCAGGAGCTGGGCGGGCATCAGGCGCTGGACTATGTCGCCCTTAACAGGGCTGTGATCCGCTCGGGCATCATGTACGGCCTCGGCGTCCTGCGCGGTCCGTTTGTGCGCAAGTCGGAGACGGTGACGTGGAAGATCGCCAAGCCTCCAGCACCGCCCTTGTCCCAGGCGGGACCGGCGCAGATGAATGGTGCAGGTCCGCCGGCGCCACAGGCGCCACAGGCGCCACAGGCGCCGGTACCGGCCGTCAAGCCGGTCAAGCAGACGACCTTCAAGCCCTACTTCGAGTTCTTGCCCGTCTGGGATTTTTATCCCGATTTGAGCGCCAAGACGCTGCAGGGCATGGACGGCTACTTCGTGCGCCATGTCATGAGCCGGACTCAGGTGAAGGAGCTAGGCGGCCGGCCTGATTTTTTTCCTGACGTTATTGACTCCTACCTCCAGCGCAATGCGTTGGGCAACTACCGTGCCCAGCAGTTCGAGATGGAACTGCGGGCCATGGGTGTAAAGGTCAACGTCAACGAGATGAAAAGCGAGACGATGAAGTACGAGGTCATGGTATGGCATGGCCCGGTGGACGGCAGGCTGCTCCAGGAGGTCGGGGTAGAGGTTTCCCCCGACAAGCTTTCCGACTATATCGACGCGGAAATCTGGATGCTTGACGCCAACGTCATCGGCGCGCGGCTTAATCCCTGGGAAGATCTCACCAGGGAGATGCCCTCTGTACCCATTCCCCCCATGATCCACACTTTTCTCTTTGACGAGGACGACACAAGTCCTGTCGGTTTTGGGTTGCCCCAGGCCATCAGGGACTCGCAGATGATGGTCGCCGCCGCAACGCGCATGCTGCTCGATAACGCGAGCGCCGTGTGCGGGCCTAATCTCGAACTCAACACCGACTTACTGCGTCTCGATCAGGATCTGGCCGCTATTACCGCGTATAAAGTCTGGTATCGCGAAGGTTCCGGGCCCGAGGCGCAATGGCCTGCGGTGCGCAATGTCAGTATCGATGCGCATCTTGACAGCCTGCTCAAGATCGTCGAGCTGGGTTTGAGGTTCGCCGACAGCGAGACATTCGTCGGTCCGGCAACAGGCGGCGACATGGAGAAGGTTCCTAGCGAGCCGCTGCGCACTGCAGCAGGGGCATCGATGCTGCGCGGTGAAGCCGCGCTGCCCTTCAAGGATATCATCCGCAGTTTTGATACCTTCACGCAAAGCGTGATCAACTCCATGGTACTTTTTAACCGTGTTTTCAATCCCGCCCAGGCGCCTGATGGTGACTATGACGTGATCGCGCGCGGAGCCACCAGCCTCATGGCCAAGGAGCTTCGTGGCATGCAGGCTGATTCGCTGGTGCAGACGCTCAAGCCCGAGCAGATGATCCACGTCGACGAGCGCAAGCTCACCGAGGCCCAGGTCAAGGCCAGGGACATGGACGACATCCTGGTGACCGAGGACGAGGCTGGCCGGAGACAGCAGGCCCAGAGTCAGAGTCAGCAGGAGCAACAGGATCAGCAGAACAAGATCATGGAAGCCAATCTCCGCAAGATCCTGTCCGATGCCTTCAAGAACATCGCCCAGGGCCAGAAGAACACCGCCAACGCCGACGCACAACTTGTGGATACGGCCCTGGGCATATTGGAAAAGGGTATACAAAATGAGCTTGCAGGACCCGCTGCTGCTGCCGCTTCTGCCGGGGGCGCCGGAGCGATTCCATCAGCCCTCTCAGGCGCGCCAGCAGGAGGTGGACTTGCTGCGGCGCTTGCAGCAAGCGCGGGGGGTGCCGGAGTTAATGGTGCTGCGCCAGTTCCTCAGCTGTCGCCTGCAGGCATGCCAGGCCCGGCTGGTCAAGGCATCCCTCAATGATGTACCTTTCCTGCAAGGTGAGGCACGCACATTGGAAAAGCTGTTGTCTGACTTGTCCGGTGAGCGCACCATAACCGAGTAGAGGGTAAAGAGTAGAGAATATGGCACGTGCTCCGCGCGCTAATGCGGCTCCCGCTGCCGAGCCGGCGCCTGCGCTTTCCGTGCCTGCGCCGGCGGTTGAGCCGGCCCAGGGAGATTTGTTCGACGCGGCGTTCGCCGAGGCCGCGGCTGCCGAGGCGGAATCAGCATTGGTTGCTGCCGTTGCGCCTAGGAAGCCAGCGCCGGCTGCGCCCAAGCCTGCTGAACCCAAGCCTGCTGAACCCAAGCCGGCTGAACCCAAGCCGGCTGAGCCGCAGCCTCCTGTACCTCCCGCGCCCGTGGAGTGCCCCGCGCCGGCTGAGCCGCAGCCTCCTGCCCCAGTCGAGTCGTCGTCGCAGCCTCAGCCGCAGCCTCAGCCGCAGCCTCCACCGCAACCGCAGCCCCCACCGCAACCTCCTCTCCCTCTTCCTCCTCTACCGCAAGCGTACCAGGAACCTCCGCTGTTCAGCGGGGAAGAAGTGACCCAGCTGCAGACTTTCTATACCGACTGGCCTGATGTCGCCCGCGCTACCGAGACGATGATCCGGGGCATCATGACCCAGACCGCGCGGCGCATGTACCAGGACATGGCCGCGTCATTGGCGCCTTACCTGCAGACGATCGACACCTTGGCGGACCGGTCGCAGCTCAACGAGCTACAGACTCAGGTTACCGACTACGACACTGTCTCAGGCCAACTGAATTCCTGGGCGGCTCGTCAACCTGCGTATTTGCGTGGAGCTTATGAGCATGTTATCAAATCAGGAACGGCGGCTGAGGTCGTCGATCTGATTAACCGATTCAAGCAGGACACTCAGTCTGCCATGCCAGCGCCAGCCCAGGTGTCCACCCCGGCCGCTGTCCCGGTCTCGAGTCCAGCTCCGTCGCCGGTGAACCCTGCGCTGGCTGCTGCCGCAGCGCGCCTCGCGCCGGTCGCCACCAAGCGGACCAATGTGGTGGCCCCGCCCGCGGACTTCGATTCGGCTTTTGCTGAGTTTGCCAGGATGAACTAGACTTTGCGGGCCGAGCGGCGCTTTCGACGCCGGATCGGCCCTGACCATCAACCGAGAGCGAGAATCTCGATCATGGCTTTGAACAGGGTAACGCTGACGCAGGAAGAGCTCAAGAGCTGCCTGGTGTACGATCCGGAGACTGGAATCTTCGTTTGGGCGAAGCCGCGAAGCAACAAGGCGATAAAAGGCCGACGTGCTGGGTCTTTGCGTCCGATCGGGTATTATCAGATTAGGCTCTTTGACAGGTTGTATATGACTTCGCACTTAGCGGTGCTTTACATGACCGGGGAGATGCCAGAGTTTGTGGATCACGTAAATCGTATTCCAACGGACGATCGTTGGGTGAACCTCCGGGTGTGTACGAGATCGCAGAATCAGTGCAATCGACCGCAGCAGGCTAACAATACGACGGGTCTTAAGGGTGTTTCTTGGCATGCGCGACGGAGACGTTGGTTTTCTCAGATTAAAAGGCATCGCAAAACCACCTTCCTCGGATATTTTAAGACACCAGAGGAAGCTCATGCGGCGTATGTGCGTGCGGCTGAGAAGCTGCACGGCGACTTCGCCTGTACAACCTAGGAGTTGAACATGGTTGCCGTGACCAGCTATGGTGATATTTCTCCCGCGGTGGCTGCATACAGCGTCGTACGTATGCTTAAGCGGGCGATGCCATACCTTCATATCGAGAAATTTGGCCAGACGTATCCCCTCCCGACCAACTCGACGCAGACCGCTAAGTTTCGGCGCTACTTCCTGCAGGGTGCGACCGGCACGGCCGGTCCGAACGGCGGAGGTACCAACGGCGCCGGGCAGCCGTTCTTCATACCACTGGCGCTGACGCCCCTGGTGGAGGGTGTGACGCCTGCGGGGTCCATGCTCGCGAATCAGGATTATACGGTGCAGCTATACCAGTATGGTGATTACATCACCATTACTGATGTGATCGAGGATACCCACACCGATCCGGTGCTGCAGCAGTCCACGGACATCCTGGGCGAGCAGGCGGCAGTAACAGTAGAGACTCTACGATTTAATACGCTCAAGGCAGGCACCAATGTCTGGTATCAGAATCTGGTTGCGGGGCGCGCGAATGTCGCCGGCGTCATTACCCTGACTGATCAGCGCCGGGTGTCTACAGGTCTCAATCGGCAGAATGCCAGGAAGATTTCCCAGGTCGTGGCGAGCAATCCCGACTTCCAGACCAAGTCGGTGGAAGCCGCGTACTTCGGTCTCGTTCATCCCGATCTGGAAAGCGATATCCGCAACATGATCGGCTTCGTGCCGGTGGCGAGCTACGGGCCGCATTCATCGCCGTTCGAGGGCGAGATCGGCACGGTTGAGCAGACCCGGTATCTGAGCTCGACGGTGATCGCGCCATTTCCCAACGCCGGCGCCGCCACCAGCGGCGCGACGACATACCGCTCGACCAGCGGTGTCAACTGGGATGTGTACCCTGTGCTTTATTTTGGTCGTGATGCTTTCGGCATCGTGCCGCTCAAGGGCAAGTCTTCGATGACACCAATGGTGGTCAATCCTAAGCCTGCACCAGGCGATCCGTTGGCTCAACGTGGGACGGTGGGCTGGAAGCTGTATACCAGCACTGTGATCCTGCAGGACGCATTCATGGCGAGGCTCGAAGTTACTGCGACATCATGATGCACTATCGAAAGTAAACCCATTGTAACATATCCCCCGCATCTGTCAAGCGGAGGAATGTGCGATGTCGGAATTGAGTTGCGACCGTGTGCGTGAGGTGCTGGATTACAACTTCGAGACTGGGCAATTCACCTGGCGGGTGAAGCGAACGCGGGTAAGGGTAGGTGATACAGCAGGGTACTTTGATAATGGGTACCGTAAGATCAGGATCGATGGAGCGAACTATCATGCATCCAGGCTGGCTTTCTTGTGGATGACTGGGAAATTTCCACAAGGTGAAGTTGACCACATCGATCACAATACGAAGAACAACTGTTGGAGTAATCTTCGCAAGGCGACGCGGCAGGAAAATCAGCGGAACCGCACTGTGCGCGATGATAGCAGTACGGGCTTTAAGGGAGTACGGTTCCAGCGATCGGCGCATGGTAATCAGTGTGGGTACTACGTGGCGACGATCGGAGTGAATGGCAAACGACTTTACCTTGGTAGCTTCAAGACTGCTGAAGAGGCTTCGGAGGCGTACAGAAAAGCTGCCGCAGAACATCACGGCGAGTTCGCGAGAACCTGAGGAGATTTCAAGTGACTGATGATCAGCCTGCATCCGAGCAACCCAAGACCGACCCCGTGCAGTTTGTGGTCAGTCTTACACCTGAGCAGAACGAGGCTCGTCTCAAGCAAGCACCTAAGGCTGCACCTCCACCTCCCCAGCAGATGGAGGTGGGTGGCACCGGAACCGCGACGGTAAGTTTCACGGATGTGAATGGCACCGCTGTCAATATTGCGTCTTCCGAATGGTCGTCCACAGGTCCTGTGACGGTAACGGCAAGCGATACTGACCCGACGAGCGCCACGCTGGCAGCAACTGCCCCTGGACCTGCAACAATTACGGCCGACATAGTGAGCGATGGCGGTTTGCCGGCAGAAGCGGTAGTCACGATCATGGTGATCGAGACGGGCACGCCTGCCACGGGCAAGATTGATCTTGTGCTTCAGCCACCTGTGGCCAAGGCAAAGTAGTTCGTGCCGATCGTGATCAAAGGAGTTTTCGATGGCCGTTCAGATCATTGATACCTCATTGCATGTTGCCGCTTTCCCGGCGACCTATACCGGGCCCGGAAATCTGATCGGCAACTGTGTGGACTCTGTCGGTGAGGCGGCTGATGTCTATGGTTATTTCACGTCGAGCACCGGCAACACCGCGCAGATCAACTGCGGGTTCGCGCCGATGTCAGTCGATATTATTGATGTTACCGGGGTGCTGACGTGGCATTGGCAGCTTGGCATGCCGGCGTCAAACAGCATCAAGACAGCAACGGCTGCCATGACGGTCGACACTACTGGCGCCATCACCGTCGTCTCCGATCTGGCCGGTAATGGCTCCGTGACGCTTTCGGCGGCGGTCTGCGGCAACGCCAAGGTGATCTGCTTCCATATTCAGGGCTAGTAATGGCTATCGCCGGCACGACCGAGACTTCGATCCTGCAGCTGATCTACAACGCGACCGCGTGGGCGAACTATGCGGATAATGCTGCTGCCAGCCCACAGACCAACATCGCGATTGCGCTGCATACGGCTGATCCTGGCACGGGCGGCAACCAGGCGACCAGTGAAGTTGCCTATACGGGCTACGCTAGAGCCAGCGTAGCGCGTACGACCGGCGGGTGGACGGTAACAGGTGTTGGCCCCGCTAACTGCTCGCCGGTCTCCAACATCACGTTCCCGGCCGGCTCGGGTGGCGCAGGCACGGTGACCAACTTCAGTACAGGCAAGACCGGCGGTGGTGCGACGCCGATTCTCTGGAGCGGCACGGTCACGCCGAACATCGTCGCGGGAGCGGGAGTCACGCCGGTTTTAACCACAGCGACTACTATCACGTTGTCATGAACCATGCCGACGCCTTCAGGCGTTGCCTGATTGATCTCGACGTCGTCGGGATTTGCGATCTGTGGTTTCACGTCGCGCCGCATCTGCCTCAGCCAAAAAACAATGACGAAGCGCTCGCGACGATCCACTACGCACGCACGCATGCGCGCACGATCCCGGTCAGGCTGCGTTGCTACTCTCATGCCTGGCTGTGCGAGCGTGGGCTGCCATCCGGGTTGCCTGACTGGCTGAAGCCGAAAGCGGCTCGTCTCTACCCGCACAGCGTAAACGCTGTGGGCATCGCCGTGAAAGCCATGTCGGAGGCGAGTGTTTCGCGCGCGCGTGCGATCGAGAAGGTGATGAGCACTGCGGTGCTGGAATGCTACGCGGACGGTGTCACTGATTCTGACGTGATCCGAGCCCGTATGAATGAAGCTCGCGCGCGTCTTGGATAGTGACTGGGATCGGCCAAGGCGATGGCCAACACCACCTGGAATCCATCCGACAAATCCGCAACGATCACACTGAGCGGCGGTAACCTCGTCGCGACCGGCAACACTGCGACTACGATCGGCAGCGTGCGTTCGGTCAATAGCCAGATAAGCGGCAAATATTATTGGGAATGCACGTTCACCAATGTTGCCAACTCCGATTCCGGCGTCGGCGTTGCGACTGGTGCCTTTCCGCTGACGAACAGCATCGGTGCAGGTAGCGGCAACGGCGCCGGTACTGCTGGGGTCAACCAGGGCGGCACTTACGTCGTCGAGGGTGTGATCAAGACCAGTCTTGGTGCGTTTTCAAACGGCAGCGTTTGTTGTGTCGCCATTGATCTGGGCGCCAAGTTGATCTGGTTCCGCAATGGTGCGGCGGGCAACTGGAACGCTTCGGCAGGCAATAATCCAGCGACTGGAACTGGGGGGGCGTCGCTCACCGGTTTTGGTGGTCTTTTGGGCCCTGCTCATCCGGTTGCGACGACCGGAACAACGAGCGATCAGATCACTGCCAATTTTGGTGACAGCGCTTTTGCTGGGGTAGTCCCATCGGGATTTACCTCTGGGTTTCCAACGTCCTCGATAGGTACTTCAGCTGCTGTTACCCAAGTTGCGGTCGAGGAGTGGGTCGCGGTCGCCGCCCAGTCTACGCAGGAGGTCGTCACCCAGGTTGTTTTGGAGCAATGGGCATCTGTTGCTTTCTTTGCTTCATGCCAAGGTCAGGCGAGTGGCGTTGGTGGTGCCACGGCGGTCGGAACTACTGGGGTATCGACGCAATTTGCCAGCGGGCGCGCGGCCGGCACAGGCGTTTCGTCCGCCTTCAGCACGACCCTTGGCGGCAAGCAGAAGAAGGCCAAGGGCCAGGCGGCCGGGGTTGGCGCGGCGCGCGCATCGAGTGTCCGCGGGTCTGCCGGCTTTGCCACGGCGAGTGGGGCGGGGGGTGCCGAGGGTGCCTCAGCGGTCCTTACGGCTGTTGCCGGCGTGGCCTTTGGTGCTGGCACGGGTCACGCATCTGCGCCATCCATGTCCGGTGTGGCTGGCTTCTCCGCCGCCTTTGGGGACGCGGCTGGGGTGGCTCAGGCCGGCGTAGCGGGCTTCGCCAGTGCGTCTGGCGGGGCTCTGGGGGTCTCGGGCAATGCTGTCATTGGGATCGCTCAGGGCTACGGGAATGCGTTTGCGGAGTATGCTTTTGAGGCCGAATCGACTGGCCTGGCGATTGGTGCCGGCGACGCCGTCGCGGTGATGCCGGCAGTTGCCGCTGGCTCAGCCGTCGGGGTCGGCGGTGCTGCTGGCCTGGGCTCGCCGATGCTCGCCGCGGCTGGAGCGGCTCAGGCGAGTGGCAACGCTATTGGTGCGGCCTTTGGGGCAGTTACTGCGCGCGCCGGAGGCGCGGGAGCAGCGGCTGGCGCCGGCGGTGTTATTTTCCAGGCTGCCGGGCTGGCGGCTGGTTCCGGCAGTCTGGGGGCGAATGCTGGCTTTCTGGGACAGGCTCCCAGTACCGGTGATGCAGCTGCGGTCAGTTCGACCTTCGGGATGCGGTTCTCGTTCGGGCAGGCTAATGGCGTCGGGCGTGCGTTCGGACAGATGCCATATACCGCGCTCTCGCATGGATTGGCGGCCGGTATTGGCGCCGCGTATGGCAGTGCTCCGTTGCCCAGGCAGGTCATGTCGCTGTATGGGCGCCGGAGCGGTATGGCGCTTCAGGGAGGCGCTTCACCGTCTGGTGGTGATGGTAGGCGGCTGGTAAGGTCAGGGTGAACAAGGATCTGGACGATGAATAGCATACGCATCGAACGGGCCCAGAATGGGTTTGTTGTCTGTATGAACGATCCGGCGATTGTCGCCAAGAACCGCAAATCCGATGGTCCGTATGTGGACCCGGAGCAGCAGTTCGTCTTTGATGACGAGGCTGGCGTCATCGCGTTCATCACCAGAAATCTTGACAAGATCATCCCGGACAAGAAGGACGATTACGCCACCAGTTTCGACACGGCGGTCAAGGAGGGTGATGAGGAAGAAGAGGAAGAAGAGGAAGAAGAGGAAGAAGAGGAAGAAGACGAATGAGTATATCGCTTCCTGAGGATGATGAGCAGGAGTCGCCGCGCAATGCGCGCTCCAAATTATCCGATGCACCAGCTACGGTAAAAGTTCCCGCGCGGTTCAAGGTTGTCCTGGAGGAAGACCCGGCGATCCCGCCGACCGGGCTTTTCATCTCGGCCAATGGCAGGCCGTATCTGTTGATGGCTGGTGTCGAGGCGCAGGTACCGCAAGAGGTGATAAGCGTCTTGAACGACGCGGTGACCTCGGTGCCAGTCATCGATCCGCAGACGCAGCGTGTCCAGGGATACAGAGCCAGATTACGTTTTCCGTACAGGCGGATCGAGTGATTTCATGACAATGGGAGAACTCCTTGCCGAGCTGCGGCATCACATACTGCGTGATGTAAGTGACCAAGTCGCTGGAGCTAGCGATTACTTATGGAGTGATCGCGGTTTAGAAAAATATATCAACGAGGGGCAGACCAGGTTTGCCCGACAAACCAGATGCATCCGTGATGCGAGCACACCTGCGGTGTGCCAGTTCACCACTGTGGATAGTCAGGAGTTTTATACGCTCAATCCTCATGTCATCAGTGTGCTGTCGGTGCGGATGACCGGGGACAAGGCTGATATGGCTCGTGCCGGGCATGCCGATCTCGATAATTATCATCAGCCTGATACTTATTTCTTTGATCCGAGTCAGCTTTCGAGCATGCCGCCAGGCAAGCCGGTGGCGTGGACGACGGATGAAGGTGTGATCCAGGATGCCGGGGGGTCCTACACGGCGATCCAGTTGCGTCTTTATCCTACGCCGTTGTCGCCTTATTCAGGGATTGTCGGCAACATGCGGGTAGCGCGGCTGCCTCTCACTTCTTTGAGTCTCAGTGTGCCGGACGGTGTTCCTGAGGTTCCGGAAGAGCATCACATGGATTTCCTGAACTGGTCGGCGTACCTGGCACTGCGTGGGGTTGACCTTGATGTTGCCGGGGGTGGTGCGTGGGATCGTGCCAAGGAGTTCAGAGCGGCGTTCGACGACGCGGTCAATGACACGAAGCGGGACGCCCAGTCCAAGCTGTTCAAGCCCCTTCAATGGGGATTTGGTCGAAACGGCTGGAGCTATGAGAGGTACTGATCATGGCAGCGCTCAGACGCGGTATAGCGCATTATGCAGCTGGTGAACCTGATACTGGTGCTGCGACATCGTTCGCGCCTGGGGTACAGGCAACACCTGCAACGGCGCAGGCGCCGCAGATGCTGCCGGCGCAGAGTGGCAGTGGCCAGTTGTTCAGTGGCCAGGCGACTGCGGCTGCACAAAATCCGGAATCGTCACCAGCTACTGCTGCGATAGCGGGATTTTTCGCTCATCAAGACCTCATGCGCAGGGCGAGTGCGCTCGCTACGCCGCCATCAGTAATGGAGCAGGTAGCGAATTTTTTTGCTGGCAGGCAAGGTGATACGAGTCTTTCGGATCGTGCTGCTGCAGCGGCGGCGCTGGGTCATCCGTTGGCGCAGCAGCGTTTCATGGATAATCCTGGTGAGTTGGCGAAGGCTGAAAAAGATCCAGCTGGATATGCCCAGGACCCTGATTTCAAGCAGTATATGCAAAATGCGGCAGCAATTCATGCTGCGGCACACGACCCAGGGGGGATCGTGCACCCTGATGGTTCGATCAAATTGCCGGAGAATCCTGCTGCAGTTGCGAGAGCAGCAATCACGACTGGCGCTACGTTGCCGCAGGCGCTTGCTGGTACTGCGCCTCATCAATATACGGAGGATGAGTTTGTCAAGACTGTATCAAAAATGCCGGTGAAAGTTGCGGAGATGTTGTTTGGAGCCCAGCTTGCGCATGTTGCAACTCCGCAGGAAACCCTAACGCACAAGTATTTTGGTGCATTGGAGGATGATCTTAACGAGGCTAAGAAGAAGCGTCAGGCGTTGGAGGCTGACCCAGCAGCTTCGCAAGCTCCGTTCTGGGGAACATCCAGGCTTGCTGCTGCGCAGGCCGAGGAGGCTAAACGGCGGCAGATTATCATGAATGCGTTGGCTCCGATTGTTGGAGCAGCTGCAAAACTGTACGAAGTTCCACCGCAGCAGTAACAGGCAAGACCGATGGCGTTGCTTGAGAGTTTCCCGTCGTTCTCGGACCACTTGCTGGCATATGATCCAAGCCAGCAGGCGCCGCCGCGGCCGGCGCCGGCTGACATTCCGGCGACCGGCACTGGCGACTGGTTCACCTCCGGTATTATGTCCGGCTTTCATGGGGCGATGTCGGAAGGAGCGCGAGCGCTCCAGGCCGTGGCTCAGGGGGTAGGTGCGACTGATACGGCCCAATCTTTTTCCGACTTTGCCGATGCGGCGCATGCCCGCGAGCAGTCGTATGCGCGCCCTGACCTGGAAGCCAATCCCTGGTCACCTTCCGGGATCGGGTACCAGATCGGGCGCATGGTGCCGACTACTCTTGCGGCTCTTGGTGGGGGAGCACTTGCGGCAGCAACAGCGCCGGAAGCAGCGGCTGGAGCGAGTGCAGCCGCGATTGCAGCGGCGGCAAGAGCCGCGTCTATGCGTGGTTTGGCGGGTGCCGCAGCGACGATGTTTCCATTTGCGGCTGGCGCGAATGTCCAGCGGCAGATTAGCGAGACGGGCGAACTCACCCAGCCAGGCAAGGCATTGGTGCTTGGTGTGCCGGAAGCTGTTGTGCAGGGATGGCTGCCGGGGAAGTTGGAGGCGTATTTCGGGAAAGGGATTTTGCAGGGGATCAAGTATTCTGCATTGACGCAGGGTTTTGCTGGAGGTGCGACTGAGTGGTTGACCCAGCAGATGGGTGATCCTGATCGTGGGTTCGCGGATCGGGCATCTGATGTTGTGCGGCAGGCCTTGAGTGGTGCGGCACTTGGCGGGATTGTTGGTGGTGCGTTTGGCGGCATGCGTGAGCTTGCTGGAAAAAATGCGAATACCATTAAGACTGGGGACCTCGATAAATCAACTGCTCAGGCGCTTGAACCACCACCGTCGTTACCGCCGGCTCAGCCGGGTGGAAATATTCCGGCTGTCTTGCGCGGTATGGCTGATGAGCTGCAGGGGGCTGATCCAGCTCGTGCGCAGTTCATGGCGCGTACGGCTGGGGCAATCGAGAAAGGTCAGTTTGCCGATGCCTTGCAGCAAACACCGGACCAGTTGTACAGGCTTGCAGATCGTGCCGAGAAAGATGGGTTCACAGGTACAGCAGATCGTTACCGGGTGATCGCCGGTGCGATCGACCGTAATCAAGCCAGGCAAGGTGATCTGGCTCCTCCTGTTCTTGATGTACCTCCTGCTGCTGTGCCTCCCGCTGCTGCACTTCCCGCTGCTGCACCTCCCGCTGCTGGACCTCCTGCTGCCGAACCTCCTGCTGCCGAACCTCCTGCTGCTGCATCTCCTGCTGCTGCACCTCCCGCTGCTGCGCCTCCTGCCGCTGTGCTTCCCGCTGCTGCGCCTCCTGCTGCTGTGCCTCCTGCCGCTGTGCCTCCCGCTGCTGCACCCCCTCCGTATGTAATAGATTTCACTAAGGGTAGATTCAAAGAAGCTACAGCAGAGTATGGAAAAGCGACGCCTGAGGTACAGGCGGCGATGCGACAACCGTTGGTCGATGAGCTTATTGCACGTGAAGTTGCAGGTAACGACCTGACAAAAGTACAAGAGAAATGGGGCAAGGCGCTCGATATTCTTGATGCGAAGGGTAAGGTCAAGGATGAGTTGCGGCCGGCTGAAGAGTCGCCAGGACTTGTCGCTGCACCGGCAGCCGAACCGTCAGTCGCTCCAGGAGAGCGTATCGACTTTCAGAGCGCCGGTGCACGCCGTATCCGGCCGGAGGAAGTTGCGCCGGCAGTTGCACCGGCTGCCGAGCCTCCGGTTGCTCCAGGAGAACGCACTGACTTTCAGAGCGCTGGCGCACGCCGTAGCGGTGCAAAAGTCGCTGAGTTAACAGCCGCTCTTGGCGACAACGCTGCTTTCCAGCCGGTATACCAAAGCCTGAAGGAGCTTCCACGGGAAACCGTTGTTGACATAGCCAACAAGTTTAACGGCCCTGTGGCACCAAGCACATCAAAAAGCGCAGCATTGAGCAGAATACTCTCACGGCACAATAAGCTGTTAGAGTTTCAAAGCGATGTGGCAAGCCCTGCTGAGGAACTTCCGGGTCTCGTCCGGCCGGAAGCTGCTGCGCCTCCTGTTGTGGCTCCGGTAGTTGCGCCGGTAGCTGAGCTGGAAGGTATCCCGGACTTCCTCCGGCGGGTTCCGCGGCCTGTGGCCAGCGATGCCCCGATCGAGACTGTGGACGATCGCGCAGCTACGCTCAGTGGAGTTGCGCCTCGTATTGTTGAGATAGCTAGAACCAATCCAGAGGCTGCACAGGAGTTTGCCGATGAGGCAAAATTCATAAATGGGTCTGAGGCGAATGCGAAGAACAACCCCGGCATGGCCAGGGTGCTCAATACCAGGGCTGAGAATCTGCGGTCTGCAGTTGCAGAGAAGGCGCAGCTGCCTGCGGACGCCGCAGCATCCTCAGCGTCGCCGCGCGCCGAGGCAGTACCTGCACCAACGGGTGATCTCGATGAACGCATGGCCAAGGCACGCCGTGCGTTAGAGGGATTGAAGAAGGTGCTGGAGGATCGTTCGGATGCGCTTGCGGCGATCAAGCAACACGAAGACTGGTTAAAGACCGTCAACGATGCGGATTCGCCGGCGGAGTATCAGAAGGCTCTGGCGGCGAACCCCGAGGCTGATCCCGACGCGGATAACTTGGGCAATATCCGGCTCACCGGACTCAGCCAGAAGACGCGGGGCATGGTCAATGCGTATCTGAATACGCGATATGAAGCAGTGCTTCAGGAGACGCGCGCCCTGAGTGTACCCGAAGACTCGCGAGCTCGGGTCATTAATTCGCGAGACGGACTGCCAGTGACGCAGCTCGATGCCGACGTGACGGACATGTCGCAGCGTGGCGTCAAGATGCACGACGCGCTCGATCACATCGCCGAGCATAGTGCCGACCCGGAGGAAGCTGAGCTTGCGGCGTGGGTCAAGCAAGGTGTGCCGAAAAACGTAACACTGGCTTTCAGGGATGGTGTTGCCGGCAAGGAGGGCGAGTATTTTCCGAAGCAGCAGACTTCGGTGCTCTACAATGCTGCAAACGCGACGATAACCACACTCCATGAGGCGGTCCACGCAGCATTGTCCCGGGCGCTTGAGGGCACCAGTGCCGCAGCGCAGGCGATGCGCGGCATCTACGATCAGCTCAAGAGCAAGGGGGATCACGCCGGCATAACCGATGCACACGAAATGGTCGCGGAGGGAGTTGCCAACCCGGTCTATCGTTCTTTCCTGAAGTCGCAATTCGTAGAGGGTACCAGCCTCTGGGACCGGTTCATTGACGCGGCGCGCGGCATGATCGGGCTCCCTCCGCGTTTGTTCAATGCGTTCGATCGCATCATGTCGCACGGCGACGATCTGCTGAAGGAGCAGCAGCAGTATCCTAATGTCTGGTTGGGGCGTGATAGTTACGCGCGCGTGGCGGATAAGGGAACTGGTACTGCAGCGGCAGGTGCGGACGAAGGTCGTGCTAATGTCACACAACAACTCAAGGATAAGTCACTCAATCCACGAGAAGGACTGCGTAGGTTTTTCCATGGGCTTACCGATACAGATAATCTGGTGTGGGCCTATAGGGATGTTAATCCTGCGATGCAGCAGTGGGAGAATGTCAAGAAGGTGGAAGCACCACGCGCAGATATTTTGAAGGCTGCAGGTTCTCGTGCTGCACAAGCGTCCAAGGCTCTTCCGCAAGCAGGTTATGACCTTGTCAATAAATTGATGACTGCTACTGCTTTTGGGATTGATCCAAGGAAATCTCTTCCTGAGCAGACTGCCGAGGTTCGCGAGAATCCGGCGAAGGTGCAGGCGCATAGTGAGTACATGAACGATTGGAATCAGCTTGGGGGGGTACCTGGTGGCCGGCAGACTTATGAGGCGTTTCGGGCAATTGCGTCCGGGGATATCCATGCAAAATTTGTCGATGGACTTCAGGAGCTTGAACGGGCGAATGGTCTGCATACGACGGATGCGTTCAAGGAATTTCAATACAACCAACCTAAAATACACACCGATCCCCTTAAGAGGGAGGCTTTCTATATAAAAGAGTTTGACGACAGGATGGGGGCGTTGAGCGCGGCTCGCGATACGGTCAAGGCGCAGATTGATGATGTGAAGAATCCACCATCGGCAGAGAGGTTGTCCGAGCTTACGAAAACCAATGATTCTCTACGAAAGGGCCTCGCTAGTATCAAACAGCAGCAGGTTAACGCAACTGCCGCGCCTTACTTCCATCTTGGGCGGGATGGGGATTATTTCGTCGTAGCTAAGCTGGCCATGCAGCCGGGGGAAGAGGAAGGGACGACGCAGGTTGATCAGACCAAGCTTGCCCAGTTTCAGAACCACATGGCGCGTGTTGCGCCGGATGTTGCAATTATGCTGGGTGGTGAGCATCCAACCGTGTACATGAAGGTAAAAAATGCTTCTGAGGCAGCGGCATTATCTCGTTCAGTGGTGGAGGCTCAAGCCAAGGGTTTTCTGGATCAGACAAAAGATTCTATCGGTCGTGGCAAAGTCACAGACATGTTCCAGCAAATATCCACTGATGCGATGAAGCGGGTTGTTGCAGCGGAGGCGGCCAGCCGTCCGGATTTGACGGAGTTCGATGCGGCTACGCAAGCTAAGCTGAACGATGCTTTTGACGCGCATATGCTAGACTTCAAACGTGCTTTGCTGAATACAACACCAGAAAATTCGATTACTCGTCTTATGTCGCAGCGGGCGAATGTCCAGGGCTTCAGCAAGAACATGATACAGAGTTCGCTTTATGCAAACGAGGTAATGTCGCGTCACCTGGCACGTACGACGAATGATCCTGAACTTGGTGTAGCTACCCAGAATATGCTCGATCGGGTCAGGGAGATCAACCACGATCAGACTATCCCGCTTAATACTGCATTAGGTGTTTCACAGGCGGTATCGGAGTTGATGCAGCGCGATAGAAATCAGGCAACCTACGCTCCGTCCACGATGCTCGATGCGGCCCGGCACGTGACACATACGATGCATATCGGGTTCTCGGTGCCTTACGCCCTGATGCTGCAGTCGCAGGTGGCTACAACACTTTACCCCGTGCTTGCGGCAACGCACGGATATGGCCCTGCAGCGAGCGCGATACTGGGTGCTCAGGCGCCTACCTTTCGGGCACTTCGTGCCATCGCGAAAGGGCCTGACAAATTTACGGCCGGGATATCCCAGGAGGCTCTGGAGGCTGGTGGTGTGCCGTCGGGTGAAATCAAGTTGATCATGGATTCGGCGGTGCGGGGTGACCTAGGCGCCATGTATTCGCCGACGCAGACTGAGCATTCGCCGTTGGCGCAAGGGCGTACTGGCGCGGCATTCAAGGCGCTGAACTCCATGGGGATTTATTCCGAGTTGGCCCCGAGATTGACAGCTTTATTCGCGGCGGACGCTTTGTACAGAGATACACCGTACAAGAGCCAGTTCGTCAACTCAAAAGCAGATTTCATTTCTGAGATGATAGACAAAAGTCAGGGCAACTGGACAGCTGGCTTCAATGCTCGGCAGTTTACCAAGAGTGGTGATTTGGGACAGGCTGCACCTTTTCTTATGCAGTTCATGGGCTGGCGCAGTCGCATGTCGGGGTTTCTTTATAACAATGTACGTAATTTGTTTACGGGTGACCCGCAGCAGCGTGCAGAGGCTACCAGATGGTTGGTTTCACATGCGGCGGCAACGACGTTTTTTGCGGGCACGCTGGGGCTGCCTATGGTGTCGGTGGCGGCCACGGTCTACGACAGGCTGGCTGATTGGTTCACCAACCGGGATGATCATGATCTTGTCGCCAACTATCGAAATTTCTTAAGTGACACATTTGGCAAGGATATGGGCGAGATCGTTGCTCGTGGGCTGCCGCGGGCGGCAGGGGTGGATTTCGCTCATTGGGGTGAGGGCGATATTATACCGGGGTCGGCAACTTTGAATATTGCTTTCGAGAAACGTAAGCTGGAAGACATGGAGCGTGATTGGCTCAAGTCGGCGGCTGGGCCGGCGGTTAGTGATCTTGCCAACTTCGCAAGCGCGGCACGCGATATGTTGAATGGCGACTATCTCAATGGGATGACCAAGGTGGTACCCGAGAATTTGAAAGGTGGTCTTGAAGCGTACCGGCTTGGTGAGCGAGGATTTGTCGACAATCTGACAGGGCAGAAGCTGCCGATTGGGTCACCGAGTGCGTACGATATCATGTTGACGGCGCTTGGAATCGACCCAGCAAAACAAGCCGAGTACCAGGAAGTCACCCGGGAGGCAGTCGGGCTGCGCACCATGCGTGAGCTTAATTCGTCGAATATCGTCCGGCACATGGAGGTGGCATATACGCGGGGCGACCAGGGGATGTTCAACACCTGGATGGGTGAAGCGCAGAAGTGGCAGCAGGAACACCCCGGCATGGTGCCGCCGCAGGCCGGGTTCCAGCGGGAGCTTGCAAACCACATGCGCCAGTCCGCGCAGGCGCAGGCTACGGGTCTGCCGATCGGGGTAACGCCGCGGGACATCAGCGCCCAGAGAGCGTTGCGCTATGGCAACATCGGGCAGTGAGGGGGTCATGGCACAGAGTCAATTTCTTCGACAAGCCCAGAACGCTCCGCTGCCGGCACCTCCAGAGGTCGGCAAGATTCTAAATAGCTGGGATGGACTAAAAAATACGATGCAGCTCGAGCGATTAGGCGACAAGGACCTGGTTCGTGCCAGGAACATCGTCCTGGATGACAGCGGTCAGCCGTCGCGGCGGCGTGGCTACACGTTGAAGCTTCCAGGGAATGTACACTCGCTGTTCACGTCGTACCAGGGGATCGTTCTGGGGGTGGTCAACAGCGAGCTGAGCATCATCAACCCGGACTATTCCCACCAGCTGCTGGTGTTTATCGGCACGGACCCGGCTAGTGGCGAACCACCGCTGGCTTATGCCCAGGTAGGCGACTCGGTCTACTATGTGGGTACGGTCGACCGTGGCGTGGTGAACATCCCCGGGCGCAGCTGGGCTCCGTGGGGCGATCCGACTGATCTCTGGCTCTCGCCGGTGGTCAACCCAACGGAGACGCTCCCACCGGTCGCCGGACGGCTTTTGAAGCAGCCACCGAATGCGACCTGCATGACTTACTTCAATGGCCGACTCTACCTTGGCCAGGGCCCTACGCTATGGGCAACCGAGTTGTTTCTCTATGATTACGTTGATGCGACGTCCGGATACAAGCTGTTCGAGGCTGACATCACCATGCTCGGGACGGTCGCCGATGGTGTCTATGTGGGGACGAAGGAGGCTCTCTGGTTCTTGACTGGGCCGACTTTCGCCGAGATGAAGCGTACACGGGTCATGGATAGTGGTGTGATCCCCGGGTCCATGGTGGACATCCCTGCTGAACTTGCCAACCCGCCTCAGGTGCCGATCACGGCAACGACGCCGGTCGATGTGTCGATCATGTTCATGACGACCAAGGGCGCTTGTATCGCCTCTGCCGGTGGCCGGACGCTCAACATAACCGAGCCCAAGTACATCTTTCCGGATTCAGTGAGCGCCTCGGCATTATATCGCCGGCAAGACGGTGTGAACCAGTACATTGCCACTCTGCAGAGCGGCGGTTCGCCGATGCAGTCGGCGGCGATTGGCGACTACCTCGATGTCAAGATCATCCGCGGCTCGGGATTTGGCAGTACAGCAGGTCAACCTTGATGTATACGGTACCTATAGACCGGCCGGTGATTCGTGATGGCGACTATGGCTCGCTGGTGCTCCTTGTGCAGGAGTGTCTGTTGTGCGAGCTAGATGGTACGTTTGGTCCCGAGACCGAGAACGCCGTAAAGGCGTTCCAGGACGACCATGATCTGGACAATGATGGTGTCGTCGGGCCGCAGACGTGGGCCAAACTTGCCGAGGTCCATGATCTGCCGCCATACCCGGCGCCGATGCTTGAGCCGTTGTCGCTCGATGTGATCGACGAGATTGTGGACGCTGCGATCGAGAGCGACGTTGCTGATCTGCTCTGGGACGATCGCGGCGTTGCGCCGCTGGCCTACATCAAAGGCATGGCGCTGGCCTATGCTACGTGCGTTCGCAAGTTCGAGCGCGGTGACATGACGATGCACGAGATCGCCAAGGCCGACATGGGCGATACCGAGCACGATGCGCTTGCGCTTTATCGTGATGAGTTTCAGCGCGTGGGTATGATCAACGGCATTGCCGGGAGAAAGGTTCTGCGATCGGTGTTCGTGTTCCTGCTGGGACTCGGCATGAGAGAAAGCTCGGGCAAGTATTGCTGTGGGCGCGATCAGAGTGCTGACAATGTTCAGAGTGACACTTGCGAGGCTGGGCTGTTCCAGACCAGCTGGAATTACCATGCGTGTGCGACCGACGCCGAAATGCTGTTTTATGAGTACTGCCACGCACTTTATGCACGCGAGCCTCAGTGCCAGCTGGCGGCGTTCGAGGAGGACGTAAGCTGTTCCGGTGACGATTGGGAAAACTACGGCAGCGGCATAGGTGCGCAGTTCCAGGATTTGTCGAAAAAATGCCCGGCGTTTGCGGTCGAGAGCGCCGCGGTAGGGATCAGGAATCTCCAAAAGCACTGGGGGCCGATCGGCCGTATGGAGGTGGAGATCATGCCAGAGGCCGAGACGCTGTTCCTGGAGATTGATGAGATTCTGGCCGCTGATGAAGCCGCTGCCTAGGCCGCGGCGCCAGCTGAAACCGGGAAATTCACGAATTTGGAGGGGACGACCGTGATCTCGCCGACGTTCTGGACAGTGACGGTCCCATCGGCCAGGGTGGCCCTGACCTCGTACCGGTAAGTGGTTAGGGCCAGTCCTGTCTGTTGGGCTGGGGTGATTTCGAACAGGTAGCCGCCTGCGGTGGGGGGCGGGAGGATCGTGCCGGTTAGGTCGAAGATCACTGAATTGCCCAGCGTAATGCGTAATTGTACAGTAGCTCCGGTGAGGTCGACGATGACGCCATTGGCGTCTCGGACGTAGCCGGAGATGATCCAGGTCTCGCCGATGTAGAAGGTGCCGCTCTGCCAGATGCTCATGGTGCAACCTTAAGGAGTGATCTCGATGTTGCCGATTCCTCGCACGAAGCTGCTGGTGCCTAACAGGGCTCTCGTCGGGGGGCGCCTCCTCGGGAAAATCATCCAGGACAAACGGGTGATCGACGAGTTTGCGTGCGAGAATATCGTTGTCAACCAGGGGCTTAACTACCTTCTAGGGGCTGCACTTGGTGCCCAGGCAGTCACCACTGCCTGGTATATTGCGCTGTTTTCCAACAACTACACTATTTTGCCAAGCGATGCAGCGGCCAACATCGCGGCGAGTTCTGGCGAGGTGACGCAGTATACGGCCGGGGTACGGCAGAACTGGAGCTCGACGCCGCCAGCCAGCCAGTCGATCTCCAACTCCACGACTCAGGCATCGTTTACGTTCAACGCATCCCTGACGGTTTACGGTGCCTTCTTGATCTCGTCCTCGGCGATCAACGGCACCAGCGGCATATTGTTCTCGGGTGCGCAGTTCGGTTCGCCGAAGTCGGTTGTCAGCTCCGATATCCTGCAGCTGACCTATACATTTACGGCGGCATCTGCGTAAGAGACAGGGAGATGAACCATGCCGGGCGGGAAGGGCTCGACCTTTGATAACGACCTTCTTAAACTTATCCTGAACGGTACTGCGATTGCGGGCATAGCGGACAACGCCGCGAGTGCGCCGCTGACGAACTTGTATGCATCGCTCCATACTGCTGATCCTGGCGCGGGCGGGAATCAAACCACCAGCGAGGCGACGTATCCTGGTTATGCCAGACAGGCAGTGGCCAGGACTTCGGCGGGCTTCACAGTGGTCGGAGCCACCGCGACATTGACGGCTGGGGTGATTTTCCCAACCGCGACGGGTGGCAGCGAGACAGAGACTTTTGCGGCGTTTGGTACGTCGCTGACGGGAGCGGGCAAGATTTTATACCGTGGGCCGATCACGCCAAGTCTTTCCGTATCGTCCAGTGTAGCGCCGCAGCTTACCACAGGTACGACTGTCACTGAGGCATAGAGGCGCGCGATGGCCTGGATATTCGGCGATTCGTTCGATCTCTACACCACTTCGGCCGACGCCGTTGCCGGTTATTGGGACAGCGGTCTTGGCACGGGTTTCGTGGCCGGAAGGTTTGCCGGCAGCCAGGCGGTTGGTCTTTCCGGTACTGCCGTCAATTACGTGAAGAGCAGCGGGGCCAACGACGCGGTCCATCACATAGTTTGCGCCTACCAGCAAACGGCGGCACTTTCCGGGACGTCACTTGGAGCTTATCTGCAGCTCAGTGACGGCGCGAGCGCGCAATGTTCAATCGTCTTCCGCAGCGACGGGGCGATCCTGCTCACCTCTGGTGGCCCGACCGGAACGACGCTGGCGACTTATACCGGCGCGGTAACTCTTGCCAGCACCTGGTATGCATTCGAGTTCGAGGTGGTGATCAACAACACCACCGGCTCTTTCACGGTGCGCAAGAACGGCAACACGTCGAACGACTTCACGTTGGGCTCACTGAATACCCGCGGCGGCACCACCAACAACTATGCCAACAAGCTGACGCTCGGCATGAACGTTGGGATCAACGCCCAGATATTTGACGATCTGCTCTGGCGCAGCGACGCCACATCCGGATCGGGCCTCGCGACCTGGGTCGGTGACATCCGGTGCTATGCAAGGATGCCCGCAAGCGATGCCAGCACGCAGTTCT